AGCGCCAACATTTGTAAGCTCGTAAAGCTCAAAGCTGTTTCTCGTATTTACGGCCTGAATCAAAGTGTTGCCAACCCAAAAATTAACTGTCACTTGAATTGGTTGATCGTTAAAATCAAACACACCAACCGTAAAATTATCAATAATCGCTACGTCAACGCCAAATAAAAGGGTTTGCGACTGCGCGCTTTCTACCGTTTTTTCGTAATGCAAGGGCCCACCAGCTGGCGGGAAAACGATATTTTTGAATGGAGAAGTAAATGATGTGCTTGGGAGTGAGCTTGACAAGCTGGAAACATTAAAGCCACCAGGCGTGCCAACTGTTGGGCTGCCAGCCTCTAAAAAGGTCAGCGTATAGTCAAAACCAACAGTTGCAAGGCCGCCAAACGTTGTCGAAACGCTAGGCGAAAGCAACGTATTGAAAGACAATGCCCCCTTGTATATGTCGGATATTGGGATCCGAGGCACTTCACCATCACTGATGATCAAACCAAACGAAAAGAAATCGTCTGAAGACTCGTCGTATTGGATGCCATAGCGAGCAGCAGGCGGTGTCAGCCAAACGCCTCCGGTGTCTGTTGATGACTCATAAACACCAAAAACAAGGGGTATCGCACCACCGATTTGCAAAACCCGCTGCTGCTGTGTGCTGTTATTGTCTGTCGTTTGCAGCGATACAATTTCATCTCTCCGCAGGTTGGCGGTGATCGGCGATGATGCGCTTTGCGGCGAGATGTAACCAGTCATAGTTGCGGTGGTTCCCCTACTAGCGTTGTGGTGAATCTACGTGGTGGCGCTTGCGCCTTGACCGGATCTAGGCTGGTGCCAACCTCAACTGTAATGCCTTGGTCCGTCTTGCTGGCACTTAATACTTCGCCCAAGAACCTTGCAAAAGTTGTAAGGTTTCCAGGTGGTAGACCTGCTTGAGTTGGCGCAAACTCTTTCAGTTCGCAATCGTAAATGTAACCATTCACGGCGCTTGCATCAATTACCTCCTCAATTGATGACTGCAACCCAAACTCAAGAGCAAACGACTGCTGACCGCCTGATGAATTTGAAGTGATCGAACCAGCAGTGAAAGGCTTGAACCAATAACCATCGACGACGATGTTAGGCCAATAGTTTTGATACCTTGCCACAACCGTGTTGAAGTTTTTCTGCCTGATCGTCAGAAACGCGGCAATGCCTTTGCTCATCGTGCAACTCCCATACGACGACGCAAGCCAGGATCGCTTGTGATCGTTTGAATCGTCTGATTAACGGCGCTGCTCATCGCTCGGGTCATGTCTGCCTTGGTGACGTAATCAGTGCCATTCATTTGCATCACAGGGCCTGTGGTGAGGTTGATCTGTGGCGTTGCCATGCTTAGGACTGCATCACCACGACGACCTGCGCTGTAGTTTCGCATGGCTGCATCCATCTTGCTAGACGGAATCACATATTCAGGCTCTCCTCCTTCGCCAATCATGGCTTGAGTTGGCCGCGTGACGTAACCGCCTTCAGCAAACGGCACATTGAAACCACCTGATCGAGAGTTGTTATTGCGCACGATCGCTGTCAAAGCAGCGCTGCTAACGCCTAAATCTTCAAGCTGACTTCGAGCGGCAAGGATGTTTCGCCTGTAAATTTCCTGGTTGATGTCTCGTGCAATCTTCAAATATTTCTCTTGCAGCTTGTTGTATTCGCCAAAGCCTACAATGCCTTTTTTGACAAGTTCATTTTGCTCTGCTGCATATGCTGCGCTAAACAACAGGTTGTTTGCAGCTTCGCCAAACTGAGATTTAAGCAGCCCTGCAAGGTTGCCAGCCCGGCTAGTTGATTGGGCTAGCCTATCCATTTGATCGGCTGTGCCAGACGTGCTCTTTTCTGCGCTTGCCATGTTTGCGGCAAACCCTGCGGCTTCAACCTTGGCAGCGAAAGTCGCTTCTGCGATTTGATTTTGATAATTTCCAACCTCAATGGTTGTTTGTAGCTGCCGCTCAGCAATCAACCTAGTTTGAACTGCAATGTCGTAAGCTTTGGCCAGTTCTCTGTTGTAACGGCCTTCAGCTATCGCAAGCTGAACAGTAAGTTCAACTTGCTTTTCTTTGAGGATGGCGGCCTGCGTTTCAATGCGCTGCTTCTCTGTGTTAGCAGCTATCTGCTCCCTCGCTGCCTGAAGCTCAATCTGCGCCTGCGCAACAGTCAGGTTGTAAATCTGCTGCGCAAGCAGCCTGCGTTGCTCCTGTGTCTTGGCGCCATCAAGCTGACGGTTTAGCTGCTGCAGAAGAACATCGTTCACGGCAGTTTCAGCCGCTGCCCTCGCTTGGGTAAGCGACAACTGTTGATCGACAAGAGAAGATCTGTTCTTTTCTGCCGAGTTAATTGCGTCTAGAACTTCACGTAATTGCTTTAAGGCTTCTGATTCTTGGCGGCGTTGTTCTGCGATACTGGCCACTTCGTTTGCTGTTCTTGCTGTAAGCAGCGCAATCACTTCTTGCTGCCGAGCCTGCTCTTCAGTAAGCTTCCCAGCCTGCTGCTGCAAGCTAACCTCAGCAATCTTTTGCCTCGCTATCTCATCGTTCAATTGAATTTGAGCTTCATACGCAGCAGCGCCCTCATCCCTAGCCTGTGCAATCTGAATCTCTGACTGAAGCAGCGCTTGGCTGTACTTGCTCTGATCAACCGTGGCCTCAGTTGATTTTTTAAGCTCTAACGCAACTTGCGCCTCAGCCTCAGAACGCAACCTGGCCTCATTAGCCAGATTGGCCGCGGCCTGCTTCTGTGCATCAAGATCTGCTCGGCCTGCCTCAAGCTCCTTGTTGTACTCCGCAACCGTATCTTTTGTAAAGCCAAACTTATCAGCAAGGAACCCTGCTGCGCTTACCGCAACATTGATTGCCGCCGCCAATGGAGAAGCCTTGATAAACTCCACCAGCCGTTGAAATGCACGTGCCGCAGCGCCGATCACTTCCGCAGTTACTTCAAAACCGCGAATCAACGTGTTCTCAATGACGTTTTTGATTGTCTCAAAATCGACCCCTTCGAACACGTCGCGCAACGTGTCATAAACTGGCCGCAAAGCCTCAAGAAACTTGGGGAAAATTTTGTCTGATATAAACTGCCAAAACTCGCCAAACGATTGAACGATTACAGAGAAGCCTTCAACCGCAGCGGCTGCACCATCAATTAAAGGCCCAGCCAATGGGGCTAATGCCTTGCCGATTGATTCGAACAGATCATTGAAATTTTCGCCTAGTAAGTCGATCTTGCCTGCCAGCCCTTCGCTGCCTGCCGCAATAGCAGCTCCACCATATTGCTTCTCAATTTCGCTCAGGATCAAGTTTTGGGCTTCAAGCTGGTTGCCACTTTCGACTAGCGACTTAATCAGCGTTTTCTGTGATTCGTTGAACTGAATGCCAGAACGGCTAAGAGCAGTCAGGCCAGTTGTCGGCTCTTGCAGAGCCTTTGCCAATTGAGTAGTGGCAGAGGTGACATCAGTGCCGATCACTTGCGCAACGTCACCCGCCACGCCAATTACCCGCTCATACTCACTCACAGCGATGCTGGTGAAGCTGGTAAGGATATTGGCCGACTGGATGTAATCCTCTTGTGTGAAGAGCGTTAGATTGCCAAACTCGTTGGCCTTGGCGATCACATCGTCAATAGCTTGCGAACCTGCAACGCCAAACTTCTGCAAGCCTTTTTCGAGTACCAGCAAATCTGCCTGGCGTTCACCGGCCTTTGCGAATGACTTGCCAAGCAGCGCAATCGCACCAGTAATTGTGGCGATCGGGCCAAGTGCTGCAGTAATTGCAGCACCTAACGTGGCCACACCACCTGATGCAGCTGTAGCGCTTGTGCCGAATGCGCGGATGCTATTGGCTGCCTTTGGAACTGCGCCCTGAGCACTTTTGGCCGCCTTGTCAACGGCAAAGATCTGATTGCTGAGCTTGTCAAGCTGACTGGCGCCTTTTACGGCGACCTGAATGTTTACCTGACTCTCAGCCACTGCTCCGCTCTCTATTTCCTACAGGCTAACGCCGGCGCATCCGCGATTTTTTCTCAGCTGCCTTTTGCTCCTTATGCTGCACGGTGAAATAGACGTTCCATAGGACCATCTCTTCGTGCGTCATGCTTTTGAGCAGGTCGCCAACTGTCATATGCAGATAAGAAGCAAGGTAAAACTGAAACCTCAGCCAGTCGTCCTTTTCGAACGACCTTTCGATGCCAAAGGGGAATCTTCCTCTTCCTCCTCGGCATCATCCTTTGCCTCATCCTGCTGAAGCAGCTTTAGCAGCAACGCATCAACCAGCCAGGATGGCAGCTTGTTGCGCAAATCCGCTAATTCGCCAGCCACAAACATCGGCTGACCACTGCTGTCTTTTGCCTTGCTGATCAGCAGCTGCATGGCAAAATCGGTGGCATCATCGCTCTTGGCTTGCTTCTGCGCCCGAGTGCGTTCTGCCAATGTCAATGGTGTCATCCAAAATTCAAAAACATCGCCATTAGGCAAGTCGATGGTCTTACGTTGCGGCTGCATTGTCACAGCAGCCATCAATTGATCAAGCGCTCGCATAGTCTTTTGTGACCTCTTGCACAGCATAAACAGGCCAAGGAGCTTGGACCAGTGCCTTGCTCCTATAGCACTGCCACGGCGAGGTCAACCGCAGGCACAGTCTAAAGACACAAAAAAAAGGGAGGTCCGAAAACCTCCCCTTCCCATTCCAGCAGTTGCAGTTTAGGAGATCAGATTGCCGAAGATGTTTGTGGCATCGCTTAGGCGGAAATTGATCTCGGCCTGTGTTGCATCCTCAGGAGCAGAGCTGACGCTAAAGCCAAAGATGCTCACGTGAGCTTCAATGAACAACGATGCGTTGTCATCGGGCTGGCCGGTTCCATCATCAATGGTGGAAACGTACAGCTTCACGCGTGCGCCATCTTGCCGCTTCAGCAAGCTATTCGCAAGCAAACGGTTTGAAAGGGCGCTTTGATCAGGCGTGAAATACACCGTCATCGATCCGCTGGCGTCGAGATAACCAGGGATGTATGACTTGGTGGGTGCATACTTGCCAACAGCTGCAACACCACAAGGCAGTGTTGTCGTTTCGATTTCGTCTCGTGTCAGGTCAACAGAGAATGTTGCGACTTGGCAGACAGCCGCATAGGTTGAGTACGAAATCGCGATGTGATTGGCAGAGCCTGCAGTGTCAGCAGTGCCAGTACCGCCGTCACCGAGAAGAGTGATCGGTGTGCCGCCAGAAGTGGCGGAAACACTGATTGTGCTTGCGGTAACTGCAGTCACGTAATACGTGGTGCCAGCAGTCAATGCTGAATCAAGGTTTGCGGACCCTTCCTCGGCAAAAACGACCGGATCGCCAACGCGATAGTCTTGATTAGTTGGCACCGTAATTGCAGTGCCTGCAGGAAAATCAGAGAAATCCTTTAGACACCAAGACGTGCCGGATGGGATGAAATATACAGAGCCCTCGGAACCCGAGATGGCCGACTGTGAACATGCAACAGGCATTTGAAAGCCTCAAAAAAACAACAGGTGGGGGCGTTGTTTGGGGGCGACCTGCGGGGGGCTCAGGTTACTCTTAGGCTAGCCATTGGCTGTAAAGGTCGCCGAAACCACAGACAAGGCATATGGCTGCGCACCACCTAAAACAGGCGTTGGCCCTTCAATGTTGCCGATACGTGGCCTTACGCCGTTTGGATCGCTCACCTTGGGCATCCCTACCAAAGTTTGAATGCCAATCTGAGCCAGCTCCTCCAAGCGCTTCATGCCGGTGCCTCTTGGGGTGTAGCAACTGATTTGAACTGAGCCGCGGATAAACTCAATGTTGCTTTCTTCTGAACAGATAGTGGGCAATGCGGTAGAAGGAAAGCCGATCGACAAGATGACGTGCTCAGAATCTGGCGGTGCTTCCTGCACGTTGTCATAAATTAGCGCAACGCCTGCATTGATTTGGTCGCGTGGAAACACGTCTGCGTTATCGTAATTTGCGGTGCCAGGATCAAATGCTGGTGAGCTGTAACCTGGCGCATCCATGCAAAGCGAATCGACGCTATTGTCTACGTCTGCATTGCTGTAGTCAGCAATGGGAGTCGTAATGCAAACGGCAACGGCGTTGTTGTAGTCAACTGCGGCAGTCGAGTCAATGCCGCCATACGAAGCGGCAAATGCACTCTCAAATAGCGATCGGATCGTTGCGTAGCTCATTTGGGAAGATAAGCGACAATACGCTTACGCAAGTCTGCTGGCATCTGACCGACAATCGTCGTAAACCAAGCTGCACCACCTACGGCATTCTTTGCCCATTTTGGATCAAAGGCAACGCGTTCGGCGTATGGCAAATTATTAGTGATGTACCAGTTCCCATCAAACTCGATCACGCCTGAAAACTCAGGCACTTCAGTGCCTTGCCAATCCTTTGGACGCACTTCGCTGCTTGGTTGGTCTTGGCCGATATACCAAGACGAGGCCATCCTGCCAGTTGCTACCGGGTTGTTCTTGGCCAGTTTGCCCTGAGTAACCACAATGTGCTCAGCAAAGGCCTTGTTCAGCGCCTTGCGGATGTTGGGCACTTGCTGGTTTAGCGGAACCGACTTAGCCATTACGACATCCTCGCAATTACTTTACAGGCGTATCTTGTGTCACCTGAAAACTGCGGGTTGATCTCAACAATCTTCCAGTCAGAGCCCTCGTAACGGATTAAGTCTAATGTTGTCGGCCACATCTCACCGATTCTGGCAGAATTGATCCACACTTCAATCGCTTGGACTTGCTGGACTCCGCCGCCTTCATTGGTCACCATCTTTTTTGTGACCGCACCTGCAGCATCATACATCTGCCGCGTTATTGATACATCGCCAGTGCTTGGGTCGTACCCTTGCCGGATTTTGACATACTGAAGGCCATCAACCCGGTACAGATCGACCAGGCTATCTGCCAAAGGCTTTGCCCATTGATCTTGAAAGGCCATGGCTAGCTCCTCACCCTCAAGGCAACCTTACCGGCGCCTGTCGAGGTGTCAGACCAGCAGCCAAGGATGTCCACTAGCTGGGGATACTTCTGCAGGATCAAAGGCGCGCTTGCATCAACCTTGGTTGAAGAACCCTCCTTCACGTCGTAGAACTCTTGGCTAAGCTCGCCAAGCTGCTGACGCTTCACGGCACCAAGCGTTCCGCTTTCAACCGTGCCAACTGTCGGAGGTGTCGTGTGAAGCTCTAGCGCCAGATAAGACGTGGCCTCAACAATCTCCTTGGGCAGCATGTCGCATTTGGCCTCGATATCACGGCATGTTGCCTTCGATCGCGGCCACTGCAGCGCCTGCTCTAAATCATCATTGTTAGTTGATGGTGTGCAACGCTTGCCTACATATTGCAGCATCTCAAGGTTGCGTGTTGCAGCCATCAACGCAGTTTCTTTCTGCGCTGTAGTCAATGCAGACCACTTGGCCTCAAGCATTGACCCCAAATAGTAATCATCAGCCTGAGCGACGCTGATGTAGCTGGTGGCTGTGCTGCTTCCAAGCGTAGAGACAAAAGCAGGCATCAGACAAGCTCAGTGTGAGTAATTACGAAGCCTGCACTCAGCAGGTACTCTTTCATTTTAGAAAGGTCGATCCTTTCAACGTCAAACAGCTGGAAAATGCCTGACTTGTAGGCGTGGATGCGAACCATGTTGACCATCTTGCCGAGGCTTCGGGGATGAAGCCTCAGGCTAGGCGCCACTCCTCAGCAAAAGATCACTTGCCCTTCTTGCCTCCTTTTGATTTTGGCTTTGGCTTCTTGCCGCCGTAGTGACCTGGCATTTCGGGAATGCGATTGCCAGCAGTCTAGATGCAAAAAAAAGGAGCCCGCAAGGGCTCCGTAGGGCGAACAGTCCAAAGCCAGTATGGCTCAGGCCACAACGCCGCCAAATGGGCTGTTCACGGTCAGCTCGACCATTGGGATCAAGCGGGCATCGCTGTAAGCAAGGCCCCAGTTGCCAGGTGTTGCCAACTGCGCATTGGTCGGACCATCCACCGAGGCAGACCAAGTGGTGCCAGGAACGTGCATCAGGTTGCTGTAATGCACAGCAACTGCATCCTGCAAGGATTGGATGTTGCGATCGGTTTCGATGCGCACAGGGAACTGATCGCCAGTTACCACGCTTCCATCGCCGAACAAATAGCAGACGAACTGCTCTTGCTCGCCAACGGCACCGCGGATCGGCATTTGCGAGTCCACGATCACCCGAAGGCCCATCATGAAGCCGATATCAGCGCGAGTAACGCCGATTCCGCCGCCACCCCAAGTAACAGCACCACCAGTCGACAGAGCGCTAGTGGAGAAGGTCAAAGCACCGACCTGCTCAAGGTATGCAGCCACAGTGGGGTGCATAGCAATGGTGGTCAGGCTGCCAGCCCGATCACCTAGCAGGTACTTGGCCTCGGTGATGTTGGCCGAGGTCAGATAATTGGCCTCAGCTGCGCCGGTAGTAACCGACTTATTCAAGGCGTTGGTGGCGTTCAGCGGACCGCTAGGGCCAAGCAGACCAGTTAGCTGCGAAAGCAGCTTCGCGGTCATCTTGCGGTCCATGTCAGCAGCCAGCTGGCTACGGAAATGGGCCAGAGGATCTTCACCTGTTTGATAACGGCTCAGATCATCACAGCTGAACATAAAGCCGCGGTACGTGTGGGTGGCGTACTGCGTCGAGGCGGTGACCTTCTGGCTGGTGAAGTAACCATTGCCATTGGTGCCCCAAGTATCGCTAGAGGAAATTACTTCCTCAGTAGCGTTAATGGGATCAAAGAAAGGCACCTCAAGGCGGCTGCCGACAATGCCACTCAGACGTGCATCACGCAGAAGCACACCGGAGCGGATGAAAGCAGAACGCTCAAAAATCTCCTCTGCCAGATAACGGGCAAAAGGAGCAGACGTGGCTAGCCGAGTGGCTGAGCCAATGTCAGAAGTAAAAGTCGAATTTGGGTTGAGGTTTCCAGGGAAAATGCCCATCGGTCTGTCAAATTGTTTTTACGATGGCGACCCACTGGGTCAGGATGCCTGAGCTTTAAGACGTGCCGCAAGCTCAGGATTATTGGCCTCAAGTTCCACGATCTTCGTGAAGTTCTTCGAGACGTAAGGATTGTCTCCACCACCAGTAGAGACAGGTGTTGAGCCACTGCTGCCCATTCCACGCGCTCCGCTGCCAGCGAACATATATGCAAACTGGCTATCAGGAGCCTTGAGGTTGTTGAGGAAGGATCCAAGGTCGGTTTCGACGCCCCCATCGAGCGCAACCACGGAACCATCCCGCATCCTCAATTTGTCCTTAAGCAGTGCATACATGTGCTCCGACTGCTGAACGCCTGCCTGCTGAAAAGCAGAAACGGCGCGAGCTTGAATGGTTGCCTGCTGATGGGCCGCGGCCATCTCTTCCTTTTCTCGCTGCAGTTGAGCAATCTGCTCTTGCAGTTGTGAATTGGTTGCGGTGGCCTCCTTCCAAAGCGGCAGATATTCACCTTGCTCTTGAAGCTTGGCTTCTTTCTGCTTCTTGGAGTTGGCTTGTAGCTCGGCAATCTGTCGCTGTAGGTCTTCGACGGTTTGGTTTGACCTTCGCTTCTCGCCAATCAACTCGGCGTTTTTCGCTTTTAGCAAATCAATTTGAATTGCCAGGTCGTTCGGTTCAGCCACAGGCTGCTGAGCTTCACCCACAGGGTTCATCTCGGTGTTGTCAGACATACAGGGTCAGGGCTTCAGGCGCTCCACAGGAGCTACCGCAAATGTTAACCGCCCTGTTGCGGTTAAAGAAGCAGACTACGTTTCCACTCCTGATATTCCGCATTGATCCTGGCGGCGGCATCTGTAGTCCCTCCTGCATCAGGGTGATTTGCCTGCATCGCCTTAAGCCATGCTTTCTTGATCTGCGATTCGTTCCCAGAGTCAATCGCCTCCCTGAACGCCTGCTCCGCCTTGCCTGCCCTTGTCTTCAGGTTGAGCTTTGGTCTGCTAATGCGCTGAGCGTTAACACTGTTCGGGAAATCACGATTAAAGGCTTTTTCCCATTGGTCGTATTCAGCATCCGCCGCCACTTTGGCTTTTCGCTTGTCCGCTGCAGCGCTGGCTTTTCTTTGCGCAGCCCTCGCCTTAACCATTTCAGGGCTCATCCCCATGGCCCTGTCGGCATTTTGTAGTGCAATTTCAGTGCGAGCCCGCCTTCTCTTGTCAAAACGCTTCAGTGCCTTCAGGTATGCGGCATCTGCTGCCTTGATCTCCTCTGGCGTCGTCGCCCTCAAGGTTGCCTCTCGCAATGGCTTGAGAACCTCCTCCTCTTCAGCGGCTCTAGCCGTTACCTCCTGCGCCAGCTTTTGCCTCTCAGAGGCTCGTCTTGCAATTCGATCAGCAGACCTGATCTTGACCTGTTCTTCGTTGTAACCCAACAGTCGGTCTAGTTGCTGGCTCTGCAGTTCACGCTGCAAGGCGAGCCCTTCCAGTTCGTCCGCAATCTTGCGTGCCTTGGCCTTGCTGCCTTTTAGGCGCTCATCGGCTGCCGCGACTTGATCGTCAAGAATCTGTTTGGCAGTCCTCTTGTCTTTCGGTTGGGGTTGAGCCTTGGCCAGAGGAGCCTCTGACTTCGGTGCTTCTTTCGGCTTCGGTGCTTCTTTCGGCTTCGGTGCTTCTTTTGGCTTCGGTGCTTCTTTTGGCTTTGGTGTTGCCTTTGGCTTCGGTGTTGCCTTTGGCTTTGGTGTTGCCTCTGACTTCGGTGTTGCCTTTGGCTTTGGTGCTGCTTTACGCGGGGCAGTCACCTTTGGCAGCTTGTCTACAGGCCTGAAGCCATTACCAACGATCAATGCCTGCATCGCTGACTCTGGTGATCGCCCAGCTTTTATCAGCTGACGGAATCGCTCAGCGCGGATGCTGCCAGCATTGCCGCCACCAAAAAACATCTGCTGGGTGGTACGGTTCGATTGCGCCAAAAAGTCGGCATAGGTTGGCGGCTTGCCATCACTGCCCTTGATGTCGGTTGACACTCGATGAAGCTTGCTGCCTTTAACCTTCAGCTTCGTCTTGTATTCTCTGCCAGCCGGCAGGTCATCACGCGTTGGCGACACCTGCAAGCCTGCTCTAACGTCTGCAGCGTCATCAGGATCAACGGCAACAACCCTGCAGCGGCAGCTGATGTGAAGCGGCCATTCTGGCGCATCGCTCCGCTTATCCCAGCGCTGACCATCAAGTGGTGCGCATGTCGGGCATGTCTTGCTATCAAGCGCAGCCACCCATTCCCACTGCAGGCCGCTTAGCTGTTCTTCGTTGGCGCGAAACACCTCCTCATTTACCTGGCGGTTTGCATCCTGAACCGCAGTGCGTGCAATCGCTCGCTCTTCAGCCAACACACGCCGAGTTGCCGTTGCGCCTTGAGTGTTCACATACTCCTCACCGTTGCGCGTCGTAACGCTGATGATGCCCTTGGCAATATCCTCCGTTGATTGGCCCTCAAGGATGCCGCGAGTAACAACCTTGTTAATCACGTCTTGATTGGTTCGCATCCAAGACGAAACCGGGCTTTCTGGCGTCACTGAAAACAAATCAACCACGCGCTGGTTATTCACCCTTGACTCAAGGGCAACGCGCACGCTGTCTTGTACGTTCAAACCAGGGAAGCCACGTCCAATGGCCTCAGCAGTTCTGACCTGCGCAGCAGGCACGCTAGCGCCTGAAGCCTCAAGCATCTTCACCGCTTCGGCGGCCATTGCAGGCGCCTCCTCTGCTAGCTGCGTCTGCAGCTCATTCAGAAACTGCTGGTTGTAAGGCGCAAGCGCTTGAAAGATTGACGGCTGCAGTTCGCGCCATGAGCGCTCGCGGAACAGATCGCCAGGCGGTGGCAGGCTGGCCACTAGATCTTGAACGCGCTTCATCGCAGCCAGCAGTTGTGGCTCCAATGCCGAAACGACCTTTGCTTCACGGTTGGCCAGTGCAAACGCTTGGCTGATGAACAGTTTCAGTTGCTGCTCGTTCACCGCTTAGCCTGTTCGTAGCCATAGCCTACGCATGACCCGTTACACCTACATCGGCAAGCAGCGCTTCCCAATTGAAGAGAAGCAAGCGCCTGCGCCTGTAGAGCAGCCCAAGCGCCGCCGCCGCTCATTCAAAGAAGAGGAGCCGACACTAGAAATCGAGGCCACGGATGAAGTCGATTGAACTGATTGCAGACTCGGCCATTGGCACGTTTGTTGCGCTGATGGCCGTTGAAGTCTTGGTGAAACCGATCGCCATCAAGGTTGGCCGCTTCCTGGTGCGCAAAGCTGATCAAAGCTTTCCGGCGATACCGGACTGGCTGCATAAAGGGCCCATCGAATAGGCCTAAGACGGCGCGCCATCAGTCGGTATCAGCAACGCAAGGATCACCGCAATGTAAGCATCGACGGCACGTTGCAGATCGTCGCTCACTTTCTGGCATGAAGGGTTTTCGCTTGCAGATGGTTGAAACCTTGCCAGCTTTGCGCATTCGACACCAGCGAACCAGAACACACTGAGTTGAGCGATCATGATTCCGCCAAGCATTATCAAAAGCAGCTGCCGCGCCTTGATCACTGGTTTCGCCTGCTATCAACTATGTGCTCCAAGCCAGAGATGCGCGACTCATGAGCTTGCAACCTGTCGTATATTTCCCGCTTGTTTTGGCGAAGATCAGCGTGAAGATCACCCAGCTTTTCGCTTAAACTCTCAACCGCAACAGTTAATCTTACAACTGCCTCACGCGTCTCGCTATTGCGACGACTGAATGACGTGTAAGACAGGCCGACAAAACTCAGCGACGCGCCAAGACCAGCAGCAAGTACCTCGATCATGGCCCACGCCTTTACCCCTACAGTAACGGTTTTGACGTTTTGCTAGGGCTAAGATTGGCTGCTGCGCTTGGCCTTACGCTTGCGTTGCTTGGCCTCCTCGCGCTTGTTGATGCCTTGATTTAGTGCCGTGCGAGCAATGGCAGCGATTGCAAGCCGTACCTGAACAGAGGCTGAAATGGCTTTAAGGCCTTTGCGTAACAGGCGCTGCCCTGTTTTTCTGCAATAAGCAATCAAGGCTCCTGCACCTTCACCTAGGAACCCTTGACGCTCAAGACGCAAGATAAGAAACGGCAAAAGCAAAAGGCCGATTGAAATCAGAATGGTTCCCATCGTTGCCACGTGATCTTGCCGTATTCATTATGAGCAATCAGCCTTGTCAAGGCAAATGATGGTCATTGTGCTTTTTGACCAGCTTTAAGTTGCGTCGCTCGCGCAGGTGTAAAAAAGCCTCATTGCGGGCAGAGTAACCATACGCACGAGAGATCGCAAACAAGTCACGCTCAAGATCAACTTCGTCTGCCGTCTGCAGATCTTCATACATCCAAGAATGGTTCAGAATGTTGGAGATCAAGCTGATTACATCTGAAACCATTGATGGGCTTTCAAGCAAGTCAGCAAGCGTGACGCCTTCAGCAATCGAGCGGATTTTTTCGGGCATAGGCAAATGCGGCGGGCTTAGGCGTTGAGTCATGATTTGTTTTCACTAAAAAGGCAGAAGCAGTTGGCACTCAAGATTCTTCTGGATCTACACATCGGTAGTAGCCGCGCCTGGCGGCTCTTTCTATAGGGGCATTGTGCCATTTAGAGAAAATGCTTTGCACTTGTGATTCAAAACGAGTCATCGGATTGCTCGCCTTGCCTTGTGGCATCGGCTCTTTGTCGTATGCGGTGAGCTCTGTCTTCAGCTTCAAGAATGAGGTTAGTGTGGCTATGTGAAACTCATCGCCAGAACAAAAAGATCTGAAATCTTCAAGGTTTGCAAGGATGAGAGCCCTGATGTCGCCGATGGTGTGAAAATCACGCATGCGGCTATTTTGATGATCTAGCTGCGCGTGATGCGCGATTCGATCATCAATGAGCTGGCTGATGAAGTTGATCTGATCTTGAGTGAACATGGCTTGAATGGCTGAGTGCTGCGGAAGGCCCCGAAGGGCCCGGTGGCGGCGGTGAGCGTTAGGCGGCGACCCAGCCAGATGCGATGCGGTCGCGGTACATGTTGCGGGCATTGCCGAGGAAGTGATGGCCCTCCCAGATGGCGTACCAGCCGCCATTGGCTGCTGTTACCCAGCGAGTGACGCGGACCGCTTTCGGATTATTCGCATCAGCGGACTGGGGCGCAAACTCCCAGCGCTCAGCGCCGTACTTAGCAGTGGTGCCGGTGATGGTAAAGCTCATGAATGGTGAGTGTTGAGTGGTTGCCGGGCCAACCGGCGATGCAGGCTTAGTCAGGCCCTGTTGCGCTCGGGTTTAACGGCCTCGTGTGCGCTGTTCGGCCGACGGTTGAGTTTTACGAGTGGGCCGCTCCCCTCGTACCAACTATTATGGCATGCCACAGGCGGATCGTCAACGCCCCGAGCGGCGCGCTGTCGCCTGGCTTACGCCAAGCCGCACAGGTCAATCGTCTGCATCGGCTTCGACCTCAACCACCTCCTCGCCTTGTTGCGGCAACATCGAAACCATCATGCCGCCGCCACGCTCCTGCTCGGTCAGTTCAATCTCCCGCTCAATGTCGATCTCTGGCAGAACCTCGCCTTTCTTGAGCATCTCAAGCAAGGTCTGATGGGTGATCGCGCCATTGCTCCAGAGTTGCATGTACTGCTGGATCTGGCCGGAATCTAGAACCTGCAGATCAAAATCTCGATCAAGCATGATCTCAGGCGCTTCGATGCCGATATAAGCCGCGGCCATATCCATCGCCATCTGTAGCGAGTTCTGCAGGTTCTTGCTCACGATGGCGATAAGGCTGTCTGAGTCTGTACGCGAAAGGCGCTTGCTCTCGGCCGTTTCGCCCGCCACCTTCTGCGCAAACAACGTGCTGATGCCAAGGTTGGACATCTGAGACTCAAGCTGGCTGATGAATGATTGCTGAGCGTCAAACGCCGAGCTAGCCGGTTCCACATAGCGGCCATCCCCCTCAGGCGGCAACATGATCAGGCTGTTGGCCGACAAGCCGACCGGGCCAGATTCATCGAAGCCCTTGAGCATCAGAATCGGCAACGCAGCAACGTGCAAGCTATGGCACAAATCGGCCACCCTTTGCGCGTGGCTGATGTTTAGGTTGGCGATAGGCAGCAATGGTGGCTTGCTAATGAACTCAGAGACCTTCTGGCTGTAGACCGGAGCAAGCGGGATCATCCCAAGGCTGCTCTCGCCTTCCTGATAGATCACCCAGCCTTCATCATCATTGCCGCGGCGGTACACACGCCAGCGGCCAGCCTCAAGCACTCGCACCTGGCGCACAAGCTCATCGCCAAACTGACCGAGCGGTTCGCTCACCACCTCATTGATCCGCACCATGGTGATCGGTGCGATTGGGCTGTCGCCATCCTTTCGCCAACCAAGGATCTGCTTGGCGTCAACGTGGATGAAGTAAGGCCGCAGACCAAGCATCCGCTCTGCAGCCAAGTTTGGTGCAGGCTCAGTGCTTGGGTAGTCAACCATCGTTGCAGCGTGGCCATAAAGCAGGCTGCTGATCACGAGACGGCGCGCGTAATCGTCGATCGTGGTGCCATACCCGTCAACGTTCTTGGCAAAGTCCTGCCAAAACGGGTCAACCTCGCCAGCCTCATCCTTGCTCACCAGCTGGATTGGCTTCCGCAGCAGTAGACCAGCCGCCTGCTCAGCAATGCGAGTGGTGAATGGCGAAAGCGTCGCGTGATAAATCCGCCGCCGCCATGTCTCCTCATCTTCCTCTGGCTCTCGCGGAATGTAGGTGTCCGCGTGCAACCGCAATGCTTGCGTACCACCGACGCATACATCAATCGGGAACCACTGCTGGCTCATCTCTAGAACCGGACCCGCCAGCCAACTCGGATCATCGCCAGGGTTACGCTCAAGCGTCGGGTCAAGAGGCTCTTGGCCGTTGAACACACCTGACGGATACGGATGGTGGGTCACTTCTTGCCCAGACTGCGCTTTAGGCCAGTCTACGTTTCAGGCACCGCCAAACTGGGGCAAGCATTATTCACAGCGATGAATGATTGGCACACTGCTCGTGAGTTTGCTGTTGAAGCAGCTAAGCGAGAAATCATGCGCTGCGATGACGTAGAGAAACTTCGGTATCTCTGCTTCAACCTAATGCTTCAAACTGAAGCACTCAAGGAGATGGTTGGCGACATGCTGCTCAACGGCTAGCGCAGTCTGCGCCGGCCAAGCATCTTGGTCTTTTCGCTGATGCGCCTTTGGATCTGAGCGCGGTCACCGCTTGCTGTTTGCCATGGCTTAACTTGATTGAACGCGCCAAGGATCAGGTAGCCGAGGCCATCAGTCCAGTGCTCGATGCCTGCCGACTTGTCGATCACGTAATCCTGCGTGCCTTCCTTGTAGGTGACGTTTTTGAGCGCCTTGATCGTGTGCTTGCAACGCGGATGGATGAAGAGACGAATCTGACCGTCGGCTGTCTTCACCATCCAGTTGGTGCTGTTGATCTTGTCTTTTACAGCCCAAGGATGCTTGGGGCTGACGCATTGGAAGCCATAGCGGCGAATGATGCCATGATCAGTTTCACCTGCTGCGCTGGTCTTGCGCGCTGATCCTGTCGGGTCTGGGTAGGCAACGATATGGCGTCCGGGGAATCGTGCTTTGAGCATGGCGCACACCTCATCGGTGTTCGACTGCTTCACAGTGATTTCATCCCAGACATGCAGAGTGTCACCGACACGACTGCCCAAAACGCCAGCCATGACACCAACGTTAAAGTCAGTTCCCCAATAGATCTCTCCGCCGATGTCTTTGATTTCTGCGGAGATGTTGTCGTCGCTGAAGTCGGGGTAGACACGACCCGAAAGCGTCTCGAATGAGGCTAGATACTCTTGACGAAAAGTGCGATCGTCTAGCGTGCGCTTGGCCGCGGCCACCTCTTCTGGCGGGACGTTACCACCCTCGATGGTGGTGAAGCTAAAAGTCTTCCAGTCTTCTAGGTTGGCTGCTTGCTCCCATAAATCGTGAAACCAATTAAGGCCGGCTGGTGTTGTGATAAAC